TTCTAAATCATCTTCCCAATACTTCTTATCGTAGTTTTCGCCCATCTGAATTGCTTCATCAATGACTTGACTACGGAAGTAAGGACGTTTCTTTAATGCACGAAGTTGTGTGCGAGACATTTTATGACGCTCAATCACAAACTGTGCTTCATCCATATTATTGGCATCTGGGTCTGGATAAAAGTTCCAAACAGAAACATGTGACACCTGTGGCACAGTTTTCATTGTTGGGTCATACTCGCCATCTTCGTTCCAGTTAGGATACTCTTTGTCTACAGCAAATGGACCTTTCATTACACCAGTGCCAAACAGTGCCATTTCAAAAGCAGTGCTGCGCAGATATTTATTTGCACTAGACTCCTGCAGTTGGTCTTGGATTTTCTTTTCCATTTTCTTTGCAGAAATTTCAGCAGGACTAAACGTAACTGCTGTGGGTGTAGTACCCGGACCTTTTTGCAATTTATCTTGAACAGGCTGAAGTTTTTCTTTTAATGCACCAAGTCTATCCATCAAAGTTCTGGCAGTAGCACCGGGAGGCAAATCTTGACCATCACCTTTGTAACCGTATGGACTTTCTAATTGTTGTCGTACTTCAGGAGTTAACTGAGGGTCAAAACTTACATCCGCCTCAACGCCTTCTGGCAATTCAGTTGGGTCAATAGTGATTGGAAATTTATTGCCAGCAAACAGTACATCTACAATCTGACCATAAGCAGCAAGTGTTTTAGTCTTTGTAACTTTAATAAACACACGAGACTTTTCTGCTTCAGTAAACTGAACGTCAGGTCCATACAAACCACGATAATTACGATATGCTTTTAACCAACGCTCTTCATCTTGATAGCGATAGTCTTCTGCGCGAGTATATTTTTCAAGAATAAAGGGGACAATACCCGATACATCAGCATCGTCAATAACAGAATCTTCTGTATCTTCCAGAGCGATAGCATCGTCTTCCATCATAATTTCATCGTCTGCCATTTATTTTTCCTCAATATCCAAAGGTGCTGTCTGCAACTCGCATACCACCACCGGGTCTACCCATAGGGTCGTAATCAAATATACTGAACCTTGGTCTTGACATTATACCATATCTTAGCGCATCATACAAGTGGTCTTCAGACGTTGTATCAATGTCTTCAGGGTTTTTCTTGTCGATGGGTAACGCCGGGAGTTGTGAAATAAGATTGGTGCAATTGCTAAAGATAACAAGTCTTGGTTCCTCTGTATATTCGTCTACCTGTAGTCTACGGTGTATTTCGTTTTTACCTGCTACGCGACTGCCTCTACTTCTGTCTGATGGTCGCCAGCGGCATCCTTTCTGTATCATTTGTTCAGCCAAGCTAGGACCAGTATCGCCGCGCTTATGCCAAAGAGAACTATCAAGAACACCATACTTAATATTGCCATCGCCTGATTCGAGTTCCAAAATTTGGTCTGCCAAATCCGTTGCCAACACTTTTGACACATAGTGTTCACGATAGACAATAAGCTGTTCAGCAGGACTAATAGCAAACCACAAAACGCCAGAGTAGCTACCGTAGCCATAATCACAAGCCCTAAACTTAACCCAATTGCTAGGAATGGGGAAAGGCTCAATAACGTGAATATCACGATTAAACTCTGTAAAGGCCGCACCTTCTTTAATATCCCAATCGCCCTCTAACAGCTGCCTTCGTTGCTGTTCAGGGAGTGAAAGAAGCATTGCTTCATAGTCACCTGCAGTTGACAGGTATGGGTTGTCTGATAATCGAGCAGGGATAAATCTCCTTTTGAAGAGAGGCTTACCAGCTTTCTCGTGTCCTGCTGGATAGCGTAAGACTTCTCCAGTTTCTACATCAGTCGCATCAAATGCTTTATTGTAAGGTGCTGGGTCAATGAACATCTTCTTAACCCAATGATGCCCTCTGCCACCGGGGTTGGTGGTTGCCCTCATAAAGATAGGCAAATCAGGGGCAGTGGACCGTAGACGACTTCGCATGTAGTTCCATGCATATGGTGTGGCCCATTGTGTCAGTTCGTCAAAGCCTATCCAACTAAATGCCAGACCCTGATAACGCAAGACATCATCATCTCTGTCGAGATATGACATCCACAACCTTGCGCCAGATGGCGCGGTCCACTGCATCTTTCTTTCTGACCACTTTATTCCGGGCCAGATTTTGGGATACAATTCCTGCGATTTAAATATCAGTTCCCGCAACTCTTCCGTTGTGTGTCGGAGTAGCAGTCCACTGAAAGCAGGATGCCCCATGTATCGTAGAGGGTCTGCAAGCATGGCATAAGACTTACCACCACCTGCTGAACCACCATACAGTACCTCACGTTCACTCGCAGCCAAGAAGTCGGTCTGTGGACCGGGGTTAGGCTTAAACAGTACGTTGGCGTGTTCCTCTACTGATTCTGTTTCGTATTCAACCTCTGCAATCTCAACCTTGGGCTTTTGCACCTGTTCTTTGGTTTTGGATTTCTTCCGCTTTGGCAATTGCCGTTTGCGCATATTCTGCCCACTTGCGGAGGCTTGCAGCTTGGTTCTTACGCTGTCGCTCATTCTGTAACCGTTTCCTTAATCCCACATGAGATATGTATCTGCCAGTTTGTGTACTCAACCAGTTCGCTACTTCACGATACGAGTATTGATTAACATGCTGTCTGGCTTTCTCCAATAAATCTAGTTCAGTTAATATGGGGTCAAGTATGTCGGGGTCATCTTCATTTTGCTTATAGCCAAATGGCACAGTCCTTGCAATGCGAGGTATCTGTACCCATTCGTCTTGTTCTTTAATATCTGTCGGCTGTGGTAACTTCCACTTACCTACGCTGCGTGTCATTTTTTTCTTACCATGCCGCCTTTGTTAAATTGTTTATTTCGGATGGTTTCATTTTGTTGCTGAAGTTGTTTAAGTTTTTTAACTGATGCTTTATTAGGAAACTTTTCTTTGTATGCATTTACACGCATACCTGCTGCCTTTGCTTCATTTCTAATAACTTCTTGCTGCCGTGTTAATGCTTTTACAGATGCAGCATGATGATGCCGTGCTTTTTCAGCGGACTCTTTAATAGTTGATGGATTTTTTGGTAATGGTTTTTTTCTTACTCGTGGTTTTGCTTTACCCATTACTTTACTTACTATTTTACTTGCGGCTCCCATTACTCATCCTCCTCTACAGCGGCTTTAGGTGGCATAAGCATAACACCGCCTGTCGCTTCTACTTGCACTTTCTCTGTCTTAATCAAACCTGTGCGGTCAAGCAGTTCTTTAGCGGCAGACATCTTATCACGAATACCAAGTTCAGTCGGGTCATACAGTGCGCCAGTCATAGCCATAGCAGCCTTTGGTGCATTACGTGCCATATACATTTGCGTGGCTTCAAGAATCTCTTCTTTCAGACCACGAACAATTTCAGTTGTTGACGTTGATTCGGCATAGCCAGCCAGTTTCTTCGCGGCAACCACATCGCCACCCGCCTCTTCAAAAAGTACGTTCAGAAACTTTTGCTGGCGTTCATTTAACTGTCTAGCCATTTTCTCTCTTCTTCTGTATAGGGAAACATTTTACTTGCCTTTGTTTTGGCAACCGCCAACTGCCTTGCAGTTAGCAGGAGTAGGACAACCCTTACATGGTTTAAACTTCTTATCCATTACATCTCTCCAGTGTGCATAGCATGTGCTAATTTTGTACTACGTGATTTTACCTGATTTGCCCACCTGCTGTCAAGCATTTCTTTTGCTGCAGTAGGAAAATCATTTTCGTGAACCGCTGCCCACATTTTTTTAAACTTGCAAAGCCGTGGCACACCCATGTTAAATGCCATGTCTATCAATACAAGTTGACGTACAGCGTCTAACCTGTCAACGCAAGGGTGCGCACGTAACAGTTCATCCTCGACAATTTGCACGTCATTCTCTGCTAGATAGACCGCATCAACTTCATTAATTCCATACTCATAGATATGTCCCATAGTAGGGATGTCCATCGCATCAAGTTCTTCTTTGCTGATACCACGGTCTTCTAGGTTTCGTCCGATACCAATTGTATCAATACCTAAACTATCTTTATACACTTGAAGAACCATGCCTTCGTGTTCGATAAGTTTCTTAACCAGTTTAGTTTTATCGTACTTCATTGTAAATTTAACTTTTTATGTTTGATTTGCTAGGATGTTTGCCTTCGTGGTTCATCCACACAGCGAATGCCCCTGTCATTGCGCCAGTTACCACAGATACTAAACCAGCCTGTGCTGCACTGGGTTCTGGTAAGGACATGAACCACTCGACTACACGCCAACTCATAAGCGTCATTATGAGCATCATAAATCTTGGCAACAGTTTCCATTCAAGTATCTTTTCTGCAGCCATTATTTTTTACCAAAGAATTTTGTAGCACTACGTACCCCAAAAGAAGCCGCAACGATAACTCCCAAGGAATATTGATACCATTCAGGCATTGTTTGCAGTTGCGCGAAGCCATTTTGAACTACCTCTTCCATTCCGGGGATAAAAGCAAGTATCAGTGGAATGCTAAATAGAATTGTCAGCCACTCGTCTTTCCACGAGTTAGCCGACCCTTTAGCCATTTCCAAATCCCAATCAATCTCGCCTGTTGCCTTTTTTTCCATGATGACAGCTTCCGCTTTAGCTTTCGCCACTTTGGTAGCAGTCTCTGCTTTAGTCTTTTCAACTTTTCCATTTAACCATGTCCCCGCTAGTTCAGCTACTGGACCTATTAGCAAGTTTAGCATATTTTTGTCCTATAATAAATTGTAACAACTCTAATCGAGATTCCCAATCAGGTACTTCTTCTCGCATAAGTTTGATGTTACATTCCTCTGCGAAATCTCGCAGTCTTTTTTGCAATTGATTTTGGCTGTCGTACAAATTGTTTTCCTGCACGTGTACCTGCTTTCTTTGCTCTAGTTGTAGCAGAGTATTCTGCACTTGTCAAGGACTTTATTGCTTTTTCAGGTAAGTACCGTTCACCCGTTTCTCCAGAAGGTTTGCCTGACTTAGTGCGCCACTTTTGTTTTGTCCATGCCTTTAGGCTTTTTTGTGACTTTGCAAATGCCATTAAATCATTCCTCTGTTCTTCATTCCAAGATATGCAAGGAAACTAATGATTCCTATACCAAGCAAACTAGCAAGTCCGATGACTACCCACTCGACAAACTTTTGCCTACGCTCACGCTGACGATACAGTGTCTCTTGTCTTTGCTTACGTATCTGGCCTTCCATCTTAACCAGTTCATCCCAAGCGGTAGAACCTATTGTGTATTGCATCCACTGTTTAAGTTCATCTCGTTGCTGCTGTGCTTTGCGTTTAGCAGCAAATGCTTCCATAGCCTCTTGTTCAATACTTTTGCCAGCAAATAACTTCTTAAATATCGGCGGGTTCTTTGCTTCTTTCTCTGCTTGTTCAATATCAGACAATGCACCCATCCAACGCCCCAAGTCCGATGCCATCTGTTCGATGTCACGCCCTACTTGAAAACCTTTTTTAATTGTGTTGAATGCTGCAGAGGCTGTCGCCATTGCGGTAACGGGGTCCATCAGTATATCCTTACGTTGTCGGGGTTTACGTATTTAGGTACACAGTAGGTTGTGACTCTATCTTTTGGGTCTATGAGTGAATAGTATCTATAGTTGCCATACCTCTTCGCTAATTCAGATGCAAAATAATTGCATTCTGTTACGCTCTCAAAGTACATGTCGTTGCTAATTAATTGTCTGGTATCTCCTGTACCTAGATATACCAATAGCAGGAAGACGTGTTGCATATCATTTGTAGCCGCCACCTGCTGCTTTATATTCACGTGCTAACATCTGTGCTTTACGTGCTGACCACTGACCCGGTTTACCACCTTTGCTGCCAGCCTTAATCTTTTCAAATAGGCGTTTTCTCAATGCGGGTTTAGTGTAGTTGCCAGCCTCATTAACTCTACTTTTGCTCTTCTTTTTAGTGACCTTCGATTTGCTAGTTTTTCTAACGCTGCCACCTTTCTTGTATTCTTTTTGTTCCTTCTCCACGCCGCTAATCGTGCCTCTTTGTGCTGCTCCGTAG